AGGACAGAAATAAGTTCGTTTGGATTTATTCTTACAAGGTCTCTAATATACTCAAAAATTACTTTTTTGCCAAGTTGATAATGTTGACAGAATAAATCTACAAACTGCGAATCTATATCTATCTTTTTCTTTTTCTTTGTGTATTTCAGATAGAATGTTGTCTTTGGTAGAATATCGTGAAGTAACTTGTAGTAATCTTTGGAAGTAAGGATGCCGTTACTATACTTTTGAAAGTCGTTCACGGCATCCGTTAGTTCCATTTCCATAGAAAACCAACGGGTGATAATAAAGTTATTCCACACCTTTTGGTCTTCTTCGGCAAGGGCTTCCCATTTGATTTTATCTTTGGTCACACCCTTTATCAAATCAAACAAGGTCTTAGCCATTCTGACCATACCCTGTTGGTAAAAATTCAGGATTGATATTTCCACACTCAAGACAAGCATACGTTTCAAGTGGAACGATTGCTTCCTTACCAGTTGGAGACATGAGAGCTGAAATCTTCTTGAAGAAGGTTACTGAATGAAAGAAATGCCCGTCACACTTATCACAAGTAATATCTTGTGCTTCGTTGAGATTTACATTTACACGTTGTGGTTGTTGTTCTCCACCGCCAATATCAAATATATTGCTCATATTATTTCCTTTGATCTATTTCCATAATAAGTTGAATAAACATTGCCATCGCATTAATTTCATGGTCTACTACCATTGCATCTTTGTATTGTGATTCCGCGATAATAAGAATCGCAGTTGATACAAACCCATTCGCAAATTGTTCTACATTATCATAAAGATAACGGAAGAGTGGGTTGTAATCACGGATTGAGTTGTCAGCAAGAATCTGACGAATCTCTGTGTACTTTTCTTTCTTGTTCTTACTTGACTTTAGAATATCAACAATCGTTGAGTAAAAGTTATTTTGAACAAGAGTTGACTTATCGAGTTGCATCTTACCATCGAGAATACAACGTTGAACTGTATTCAGGACACGACGAATATCGGGATAAGTCATATTGATAATTTGTGCTAAATCTTCCTTTGAGAACTCCACGCCTTCCGATTCAAGGATTCCCATCGTGTGAACTGCAACATCTTTCTTGGATGGAGGAACGATGTTGAAGATTTGACACCGAGATTGAATCGGGTCAATAATCTTGTCCACATAATTACACGTTAGGATGAACCGTGTTGTTTTGCTAAACGTCTCCATGATATTACGGAGAGCAGCTTGTGCATTAGGAGTAAGGTAATCGGACTCATCGAGAATGATAATCTTCAAACCACCGAAACCGATTGACGATGCGAACTGCTTGATTTTGTCTCGGACGGTATCAATGGAGTTCTCATCGGAAGCATTTATGTAAATGTAATTGTCTTTTGAAACTGTATTGGCTACAATCTTTGCAAGTGTTGTCTTACCACTACCGGCATCACCATAAAGAAGAAGGTGTGGTACATCACCTGATTGTAGGTATCGCTTGAACGTTTCCTTGATTGTTTCGTTTCCAATATACGTGTCAAGTGATTGTGGACGATACTTTTCCACATAGAGGGTGTGTTGGGGATTGAACATTTTGAAACCTTATTGTTATCAGATGAATACAATATACGAAATTTTTGGGACATTTCCAAATGAAAAAGGGAACCGAAGTTCCCTTTGTATTATCTTATTTTTTTATCGTTATGGTTCTTGTGATTTTTACATCAACAGGAACTGGTTCAAAGAAATCGCCAGGTAAAAAATCTTTTGCCAATTGACCCCATAAGAATCTGCGCGGTTTTCCACTCGTATATTTATTAGGGGAGTCCTCAGTTGTATGAACGGTTGCTTTGTTTATGTCATCAGTACCAAAAGTATTAGTACCTTCACCAGCCATATAATAACCAACTTTCATATTATTGGCATAATACGTTTGTTTTTTTAGAGAATCATTTACCGTGTGGCATCTGACAACATATTGTTCTGGCTCTTCAATCATTTTACCCTTTACCGAGATTAGTCCTTCATTCAAGGACTCCTTGATTGATTTGAGTGTTAGTTGTGATTCTTTCAGAAGCTCTCTTCTACTTGACAATTTCATTTTGTTCTCCATGATATATCATATAAATATGAATCAAAAGTAAAAGGGAGCCCGGCCGAACTCCCTTTTGGGAAGAATGTTCGGCCCCATTACCGTCTCAAAGGACGAGAGAGGAGGACACGAACTATACTCATAAATATATTAGTTGTTCTCCAAACGAACCAAGAAATATCGTGATTCAAATCCATCAATTTCAAACTCTGCCTTAGCAAGACCTTCTGATGATACCGCGAGTGTTCCACCATTCAAGTCCTTGTTTGCCGCAAGAATCTCACGGAAATACTTTGCTGAGAATGAAATTGGTTCAATGTCTTCGGTAACTTCACAATCAATATCAAGAGAGATGCGATTTGAGTTTAGATTAGAATGACCAAGAACAACTTGATACTTATTCAACTTTTGATTCTTGACAAGAGTAAAGTGTTCAATTTCAGGAAGAGCTCCCTTAGCACGGATAAACTTATCAATGAATTCCTTTGTCAACTTGATTGTAAGTTGGAACGGAGGAAGTTGCTTCAACTCTGGCGTTGGTGGAATAACTGCCATGTCAGCCAACATATAGTTTACCGTTGTTGAGTTATCGTCAAGTGTAAGTGAGAATGCCTTGTCTTGTGCAAGATTGACATTGAAATTGATGTCATTACCAAGAACACCGAGCAACTTTACAAGAAGGTCGGTATTGTAAACACCGAGCTTTGACTTTGTTCCGTTGAATGTGTTCATCTGAACTTCTCCTACCACCGACTTATCGTCAGAGATAAACCGAGTTGAAAGAGAACCATTAGAGTTCCAAGCAACCGATTGAACCAAACCGTTTAGGTGATACTTACTAATGAAGTTCATCAACCTTGACTTTTCCATATTTACTCCTGTCTAAATTTATTTGTTAGAATTGAAAATAATTCTGAATAAGAGATTCTGTAATTTCTTTGTTTTTGATTTCTGTTTCTACTGGCTTCAATCTTTCATTCGCAATACTAATATACTCAGAATTTAGTTCACATCCAAGATATTTTCTATTATTTCTCATTGCGACCAAACCAGTTGTTCCTGACCCGAAGAATGGGTCTAATACAATTCCACCTTCAGGTGAACCTGCAATAACACAAGGTTCAATCAAATCAGGTGGGAAAGTTGCAAAGTGTGCTCCGTGAAATGGTTTTGTTGTGATAGACCAAACAGAACGTTTGTTTGCCTTCTCATATGACTTTTGTAATCCAGTATGTGGATTCAAGCCAGTTCCGGTATTGTGATACTTTCCGTTTGTTCTATCTCTTGTTCCCCAATCTTGTTTGACCGGTTCCTTTATACTTTCCGCATCATAGTAATATGTCTTTGACTTGGAAAGAAGGAAAATATACTCGTGAGATTTTGTACATCTATCCGATACAGATTCAGGCATAGGATTTGGTTTGTGCCAAATAATATCCTGACGAAGATACCACCCGTCATTACGAAGAGCAAATGCAACCATCCACGGAATTCCAATAAGGTCTTTTGGTTTTAGACGCAACTTTCGCATGACAGCCATATTATCGGTTGGGCGGACTTCACCTTTACCACCTATGTTATGATAGTGTTGATTTATAGATACACCATCGGAAGCCCGTATCGACTGATATTCAGACGAACCTTGCCCACTTGATCCTTTCCCGCCGACGTAACTATCACCTAAATTCAACCAAAGAGTCCCATCATCACGAAGAACACGTTTTACTTCTCTGAATACTTCTACCAACTTTTGGACATATTCTTCAGGTGTTTTTTCCAATCCAATTTGTCCATCCGCACCATAATCACGAAGAGCGTAATAAGGTGGCGAAGTTATGCACGTATTTACAATACCTTCCGGTAATGATTTCAGAGATTGGATGCAATCACCTTCCAATATAACGTTGGTATCTATCATTAGAATTGGAAGTAACTTTGAATAATACCATCTGCCTTTTTCATATTCTCATCCTTGAGATGAATTGGGTCAAGACGATTCTTTGCAACTTGGATATACTCTGGATTCAACTCACAACCAATGTAAGTTCTTCCGTTCTTGATTGCAACTGCACCAGTTGTTCCTGCACCAAAGAATGGGTCAAAGACAATACCACCTTCGGGAGCACCAGCAAGAACACAAGGTGTGATAAGGTCTTCGGGGTAAACTGCGAAGTGTGCTCCTTCGTATGACTTTGCTCGGATAGGAACATTCCACACAGAACGTTTGTTTCTAAACCCATCGTTCTCTGGAGCATTACCTGAATACGAACCAGGTTTTAGTGCGTTCTTCTTTCCACCAATCGGAGAAAGATGTTCTCTGTCCATCTTTGAAACAGAACGTTCTCGGATAGCTTGGTAGTCAAAATAATAATCAGGGTTCTTCGTCATCAAGAAAATATACTCGTGTCCCTTTGTACATCTATCCGTGACTGACTCAGGCATTGGGTTTGGCTTTGCCCAAATAATATCCTGACGAAGATACCAACCATCTTCTTGGAGAGCCATTGCAGTTCTCCACGGAATACCCATAAGATTCTTTGGTTTCAAAGTTTGGACACTTGTCTTCTTGAATGTTCCAGTTGTAGTTCCTTTACTACCAGCTTGAATCTTTGACTTCTCTGATAATCTAACTACACCATCTCCGTAAGCACCCTTGCCACTTCCAGCATATGAATCACCAAGATTCAACCAAAGAGTTCCGTCATCACGAAGAATACGACGAACTTCTGCAAACACTTCAACCATCTTATCAATGTATTGTTGTGGTGTTTCTTCTTGACCAATCTGACCATCTTCTCCGTAATCACGAAGACCATAGTAAGGTGGTGAAGTAACGCAGGTGTTGATAAAAGCATCCGGCAACTTCTTCATTGATTCAATACAGTCGCCTTCTAAAATGATATTTGTTTCCATAACATCTCTGTTTGTTTTACTAATGTTCTAATATACGAAATCTTTTAGAAAGAAAAAAACTTTTGTGCATTCTTTTTATGTTCCGATGGAAATTCCCATTTGAGTGCTCCATAAAAAGCACGAAGCTTACCGTCAAGTTCAGAGTTGAACAATTCGTGTGCATCAAAGTGTTCCTTTACGAATTGAATAATTTCATCAGGGTCAGAGTCCCCACGAAACGCAAGTTCTTCCAAACCAAATCTGTTGTTCTTTAGATAAGCAACCTTCACCTTATCACCGTTTTTGATTGGTGGATATTTGGCAGGACACTTGAACATCTTCAACAATTTGTTGTAGTTGATTGCAGCTTTGACGTGTGATGGTGTTCCTTTTGCAAATGCACCAAGAACAGAATCCTTCACTGGTTCTTCATACTTCTTGATGTCTTTGATAGAAGAATTCTTTGCAACTTCGGCAAACAGAACCTCACCCAACTGACGCTTGAATGTTAGAATGTTCTCATCAATCTCATCCTTGTTCTTTGACTTTAGAATGTCAACGAGAACTTCCTTCATGAACTTTTGGAATGACTTCGGGAATGAAGAACGAACAACGTCCAGTCCTTTCACTTCCAACTTGTCCATCGGAACACCGTTGTCCGAGATAATCCAAAGAGCATACCTCTTCTTCTTTACCCAAAAGCCAGTACGTCCAATCATTTCCTGTTTGATTTCAAGTCGGTGTTTCTCCGTGTTGAATACCTTTTTGGCAAACACATCATAGAAACCGTTGACGTAATTTTGAACTTCGGTGGCAATCTCGTAAATCTTACCCGTCATCAACTCAACGTCGTTGGTATCAATATCGGGAAAACGATTCTTTACAAGTGGTAGACACGAAACGAACACAGAGTCGGTATCAACGTATTGAACATAGTCAATATCATCTGTCTTCAATTCCTTATTGTACTTCATATTGATTGCGGCTTCGGTCTTCTTGATAACTGTTTGACCTGAAAGAGTTACGGCTTCGGCATTATCAATATCGTAGAAACGAAACGCTGGTAGACCTAACACACCGTACAGAGAGTTCAGAAGAATCTTTTGAACCAACTGACGCTTCTTATAGAACTCATACTTTTCATTGTCTCCTTCTTTACCCCACTTCTTCATCGCGTCTTTGTATTCAACACGTTTGTCAAACCATTCGTTTAGGATAGCTGGGATAAGACCAACGATGTCTGTGTTATACATCACACCATTCGATGCAACTGTATAACGATACTTCTCCAAGAACTTGACCAACTTTTCTTTACTTACTTTCTCACCATTTACAATGTACTCATCCTTTTGACCACGAATAAATTCATCAGCATCCCAATCTAGAATCTTTGCCACCTTTGTTTCAGGTGAGATGTTCAAGGTCATAATGATAGACGGGTACAGAGATGTCAAGTCCAAGTCATACATCCATTCATACTTACCGGGTATCGGGTCTTTCACGAAAGCTCCGATGAAACCTTGTTCACCCGATTCCTTCAACTCTTCCATCTTCTCACGTCGGTCAGCTGGTTTGTTTGGAGCAACAATGTTTCCTGCTCGTTTGAGATACGTTAGAAGAGCACCTTCAAGATACTTTGATGAATATACGAAGTCCTCATACGGAACGTGACCAACGTGACAAATAGCTCGGAGTAGGTCAATGTACTGTAACTTCTTATCCAATTCAAGGATAAGTTCAACGTCGGTAATGTTATATTCAATGAAGGTTTCAATATCGTTTTCCATCAAAGCATCAAGGTTTCCTTCATACTCAATCTTACCACGTCCTAATTCTTTCATAGAGATTGCGTTCAAAGCATACGATGGAAGTTCACCATAGAAAAACTTTTTATACACAACCATGTAGTCCAACATAGAAGTACCAGCGATAGAGTATCGGTTTCTGTATGGAGAGTAATACATCTCACCAATAGTCGAAAGTTGGTTTGCCACTTTCTTACCCAACACTCTCTTTATACGATTGTAAAGATACGGAACGTCGAAGTTGTCAACGTTCCAACCTGTCATAACGTGTGGACGGATTGTCTGAATTGCATCAATAAACTTTAGAAGAAGGTCTTTCTCATTCTGACAAGAAACAATATGACGATTACCGATTGTCTTGCTTTCTACTCTCTTTCTTTTGTCGAGGATGAGAACCGTATATTCACTTGTAGCCGAGTCGTGATACGCAATAGAAGTAACTTCATTGTTTCCCAACTGCGGATCAGGAGTTCCCGTAATCATCTCGACCTCAATGTCAAACGCCATCGTTACAATACCTTCAGATGGCATATCCGAGTCACCATACATATCAACAAGAATACGAGTTGTCTCAGGAACATCCGACTCAAATAAATTTGGGTCATTCTTTACAAACGATGTTACACGAGAAAGTTTATCACCGTGAAGTGATTGATACTTTCCGTTCGGGTCTTTCTTGTACGCATAAGGTGTATAGTTGAAGTGAGTCAATCCCTTCTTGTCATCCCATACCCATGCTTCATTCGTCGTCGTCTTTACGAAAATATTTTGATACATAACTTCCTTTGATTATTGTCTTTTAATATACGAAGAATATTCCATAAAACCAAAAGGGAATCCGAAGATTCCCCTTTTATTTTTCCGATGTAAACTCAGTTAGATACTACGATAAACAACGTAGTGACACTTCGCGTATGTGCTACCCGATACTGTCAATCCTCTAAATGAGATTGTATCAGCCGATGTATCTACCTTTGTGTAGAAGAATGATGAACCACTTGCGTCAGTGTCAATTGATGTTACAACTACATCTGTTGCAGTAAGACCAGCAACAGAAACCGAACCAGAGCCAGAACCTGCAGTTAGTGCAGACATTGTGATGATACCCGAAGCGATGATTGATGGGCCAAGAGACATGATTCCTGTTGCTTCAGGAAATGTAATAACAGAATCAGGTGTACCTGGCGTAACAGCACCGTGTGAACCGACTCTTGTAGCGTCGGAACTAGTCGAGCCTTGTGTGAACGAATAAGACATTTTTTTCTCCATATGGGTTTGAAATGATTACGAAACCACTACACATAAATATATCATTCGTAACTAAATCGAGTCTCAATTCCAAATGTAAATTGTGGAATACCAATCTTCGTCGCTACCTTTGCTTCAAGTGCTTCATCTGCCGTCAAATACCAATCCGAAAAGTTATTTCTCTTCAGTTGGTCAAACAACCATCCCTTTGGTCTTCCGATGTTCTTTGAAATTTCCTCAAAGATAAACTTCTCTAATCGTTCAGATTCTTTTGCATCGGTTTTCATGTCATCAGGATTTCCAAATGACCCAGCCGAAACACGATGAAACATAATACGAGACCTCTTACCAACGAATCTCTTATCTCCCATTGCAAATAACATTGCCCCACAGGACATCACCTTGCCACAAGCAATCGTTATAATCTCTACACCCGAATCTCTAAACGATTGAAAATAATCCAACATTCCAAAAAGTGAATCCACATACCCACCATACGAGTCAATAAAGATAGGAAGAATCTTTTGTCCTGTTGTTAGGGCACGATCACAGTCGGCATAAAGTGACTTCGCCGATTCTTCGTTGAACTCACCAATAACCTTTACAATTACAGGAAGAGTAATGTTATTTTCTAAATCCTTTTGTCTAATATGTGGGGAGTTTATTTCAATCCTCATGTTCATCCTCATAATCTAAAAAAACTAATGTTGTTTCGTGTGTCTTACAAAGAAACTTGTAATCCCAATTTCTTCGGAACGTGAATCCAGCACCAGGTGCCCGATTGACCGTAATCAATTTATCGTGAAGTGTGAAACCGCAATTCTTTGCCATTCCTTGAAAAAAAGAATCCATGTCAAGTAAACCCCGTTCACCACGTCGAACTGTTCCTACCGTGAAGATAAGAGGATGAAATCGTTTCTCTTTGTAGTTTGATTTCTTTACCATACCCTTTAGGTTTTGGAACATTTCTCCGATACTTCTTTCAAACCCTTCGTCAGAAAGATGTGAGAGGTCACCTTCATTACCTGAATATTTTTCTATGTTGTAGTACGGAGGACACGTAAAAATCGCATCAAACGTTTGATTGGGGAAGACTTCGTGGGGACGAGTTCCGTCTCCAACTTTGATTTCCCATTTTTTGTTTCCGAAATTCTTTTCTTCAATCTTGCGGATATTGTCCTGTACCGTGCCGATGCAAACATCAATCCCATAATAATTCCTTCCTAAACGAAGAGACATAAGTGAACGGGTGCCTCGTCCCGCGAATGGGTCGAGAATATCCTGACCTTCTTCTGTGTAGTATTTCAAAATGAATTCTGCCTGTGTTGGGTTGTAGATTGAGTATCTCATGTTTTTTGCGTACCCACCACCACGAGGGGTTGCTGTTCCACCGTTTACGATTCCTACGGAGTCGGTATCGTCGATAAAGTCCATGAGTTCGGGGGATTTATCGAATTGCATGACAGAGGTCGGTATGCCACCAAAATATTTCTTGAAAAAGATTTCTTCTTTCTCTTCTTCAGTTAAATCAAAAAACTTATTTAGAGACATATATCAATCTTCAGCCATGAATGAATATCCACTTTGACGGTAATTCGGTAGAGTATTGAACGTTTCAATGAAATTTGTTTGAGTGTATGGTGTGAAGTTACTTCCGTCAATGACGACATAGTTTCCCGCGTACACTCGTTTGTTGTTTGGTAATGTTATTGAAAACTTTTCTTTGTCCATAAAATCCGTCTGATAATGTAAACCAAACTTCCTACAAAATTCTTTGGCGGATTGTTCACTACCATCAAATAGATAAGCAAAGAAGTTTGTTTTCTTTAGTTCTACTTGTATAAGTTCCATTGGCACACTCCTTTATTTACCCATAACTTGTCTAATTCTTTCAATGTTATTCTTTATCCATTGACCGAGATAACGTTTACCGTCCTTCGGCCATACCCACGGTCCATAACCGACTTCCTTTTCATTTGGAATAGTCATGTCTTCTAACAAATCGACATCGTTATGTGTGGATTTTAGAATTTGTTTTGTTTTGTTACGAACCTTTTTGTGCCAAATCTTTTTACCTGGCTTATCCGAATCTGCACTCGTGTTTCCTGATACTGGTGTTTTCTTATAACTTCTACTCATATAAACCTCCATGTAAAGAAATGGTAATTCAAAACTGACTACCTCTAATCATAATTATTGTTGAACACTTGGGAGACCTCTGTTGAATAGAAGAAACTTCTTGGGACTATCTATCATGGCGTGTGGTTCCGTTATATTCACCAACAATTTACTTGGTAATATACTCAATTCTACCGATACTTCCAAACCATTTTTTACTGCAACTTGGATAGGTCACTCCACAGTTTTGTTAGATATAGATGGGACAACTATACTCACCGACCCAGTTATGTTCAATAGAATTGGACTATACGTTCTCGGAACTACGATCGGAATACCAAGATATACCAAACCAGCAATACCAATTGAACAACTACCAAAGATTGATATTGTTCTCATATCTCATGCCCACATAGACCACATGGATTTAGAAACTCTAAATTGGCTAACGGAACATAATCCAAAAGGAATCCATTGTATCACTGCAAAGAATACATCAGACATAATCAATGACTTGGAATGGAAGTCTCTAACAGAGTTAGATTGGAATGACTCAATCTGTGTAAACAATGTAACCATAACAGGAAAACAAGTTCTTCACAATGGTTGGAGATTACCGGGTGAGAAATGTAGACGAGATGGTCATATAAAAACGGGTAGAAGTTATAACGGATATGTCATAGAACGAAATGGTTTGAAGATTGCATTTGGTGGAGATACCGCATACACAAAATCGTTTTCAACATTTGGGAATACCGATGTATCAATTATGCCAATCGGGGCATATCAAGGATATTCAGACAATCATTGTACTCCCGAAGAAGCACTTCAAATGACAAGAATGATGAAGTCACCTGTTATCTTACCGATTCATTTCGGAACATTCCATCAGAGTTCAGAACCAACGTGGGAACCAATTAGACGTTTGACGAAATATACGGAAGGTATTGAAATTGTTGGAACAAAGGTAGGTTATAGATTCAAAATCTAAACTTGAATATGTCTCCAATCCAAGTTGGCAATATTAGTCATTGCCCACTTACCATTTATATTCGCAACTTCATAGTAGTTATGAATATCATTTTCTTTTGACTTCAATTCATTCATATCAATTTGAGAAAAAACTCTATCACTACCGATACCACCCTTCGGAATAAAGTGGATTGTTTCCTGTTCATACTCTTGTGACCATTTACTCAAATCATATCCGAGTTTTCCTGTATTCTTTAAATCAACAATAAAGAACATATCATATCCTTTACTTGAAAGTGTTACAACTCCATATCTACCGATCTGAATCTTTGCTTGGAGTTGTTTGTTTCGTTGTTTGTTTTCATGTGGAGTGTATGTATGATTATATGCAGTGATCAATCCACAATCATGTTCATAACTTTTCATTCTCTCTAAACCTTTCCCATATACCTTTTAGAATTGCTGATAGAAAGTACCAACCCGTCCAAATACCTACGATAAGGGAGATGGTGGCTCCTCCTAACGAAAATATAAGGACGGGTAATGGCAAAACTTCTAATGACATTCTGTTATTTAGAAACCACCAAAGAACTTATATCCTGTGACTTCCTCAACCTTTTGAAGTGGGACAACATACGACTTCCAATCTAACCTACGAATACCATTGATGTTTGGCATAAGAACCGCAATCTTTTCCAACTTACCATCAGGTTTCTTTACCAACATAACTTTGAACACCCATTGTGGAACAGGAAACATTTTTGTTTTCTTGTTTAGATATTCTACCTTATCCTTTTCATATACAGGACCAACTACAATCCAAAACTCATAAGTTGAATCCTTACACATCTTTTCAACCCATCTTTCACAATCCAACCACGGCCCACGATTCAATTCAGGTCTTTGTGGAAAGACGTTTGACATAACGAATGTTTGACGGTTAGCCTCATTCGTACAAGTTCTTTCTTCCGAACGAACCGCGTGTCCTTTATCAAATCCTGAATTTTCAAAATCAGTATTTGTTGGACGTGGTAAATCTATCGGAAGGAGTGAGTCCTTGAAAAATGGTCCATGAAATCTTGGAACTGGTCCGAAGTCATCTTTACCAAGTCGATGTAAAACCCAGTTTGCAAATCCTGTGGTTCTGTTGAATGAGTAAACAAACTCGGAACGTTTGATGATGATTGCACTTTCAAACTTTGCCGGTTGTCCATATTTCTCGTGAGAGCCTCGTTGTGCATACGATGAGACAAAAGATAATGTAAATAGTAACGAAACTAATCCTGTTCTGAAAACTCTAATCATTCGATTCTCCAATTGTGGTTAGATACCTGTTGAACCGAAACCGCCTTCCCCACGTTCTGTGTTAGAAAGTTCTTCTACTTCTTCCAAATAAATAGTTGGATAAGGTAGAATAATCAGTTGACCGATCTTGTCACCGACTTTGTAAAAGGAAAATGACTTGTTGAATCTCAACATCAATTCACCACGATAACCAGAATCAATTACACCGACTGCGTTCTTTAGATAAAAGTTTTCTAACTTTGAAACAGAAGAACGTGGGAAGATAAGACCAACATAACTTTTTGGAATTTCCACGGAGATACCTGTTCCGTATTCTATGTATGGAATCCCCGACCTATCGGTCATAGTCAAAGCAGTCAAGTCGAGACCCGCATCACCATCCTTGGCATACGTTGGAGTAATTGCATCGGGATGTAACTTCTTGAATCTCACTTTTAGTCTGTTATCGGATTCACCCACTTGAAACTTCACACCGTCGGGTGTTGTCCACCAATTAGTTCCGTTCATTTTTACCTCACTTGATTGATTGTTCGTAAACTGCTTTTGATTGAATACCAACGAAACGTGATGTTTCTACTCCGTTCTTTTGAACAATAACTACTGGAATAGAACGAATACCGTTGGCTTGAGCATCCGCTGGATTTGAATCAACGTCAATGTATTGATAAGATACCGACGGATTTTGTGATACAATTTCTTGCATAATTGGTTTGAGAGATCTGCAGGGGCCGCACCACGGGGCTCCATATTGTTTGATCGTTGTCATCGTACTTCCTTGAATTCTAGTTCTGAAAGAGAGTGAGTTATTTGTTCGTTGTTATTTGTTACGTGTGACTCATGGTAGTGTCCGTGATACCACACAAAGTTTGGATTCGTTTGGATAATATCGTTGTACAGATTTTCCATGACAGATTGACTGATTTGTAAATCTTCAATCAGATTTTCATCTACATCTGCAAAGTAATTTACCACGACCGAATTTGAAATTGTGTATGGTGAACAAGGATGGTAAACATCATGTGTAAACAGAATATCAATTTTATCGGTGATATATCGAGCTGGTTTTGGATTATATGTTTCACCACACCAATAATCAATACCTTGACGACGCCGTGAACGGTCAACAGATACTGCACCACCAACGAAGTAACAAACCTTATCTTCGATAAGTCTAGTACAATCATCAGGAATAAACTCTATGTTTGAGAAATGGAAACTTGTTCCCCAATCCCAAAATGCAGGATTATCGTGATTACCACGAATAACATACAACATAGAATTTGATTTCTGTAACATTGAATTTACATCGTATAATCTATTCCAATCAACCACCGGTTTTTCAAATCCAAGACCGAAGTCTCCGACCTGAACAAAGTTTACACCAGTATTTCCTTCCAAGACAACTTTCATCTTGAGAACGAGTTGGTCAAATTTTCCGTGGACATCACCAATGGCGATAATCATTTTCGTAACCTTTTGTTTTCTGATTCTGTAATATACGAATAAGTTAGACCATATACAAATATGGTTTCCACTTTTCGTGGAGTTTTGTTTCTTCTGTTAGAAAGATAAGATGGTTTGGTTGTTTTGGTTGTATCTTCAATTTCAAACCAACATCTTCTGGCATTTTGTTATCCTTCTTATTATTACAAGGATGACAAGCAGTTACCACATTATCCCATGTTGTTTTACCACCACGGGAACGAGGAATAACATGGTCAACCGTTAGGTTTTCTTTTGAACCACAATAAACACAACAGTTCTTATCACGTTTGAAAAGATTCCGACGATTCAATTCAACACGACGGAATGGATTGTACTTCACACCAGACTTCAATCTGATAACAAGTGGTAGTGGAAACTCGGCATTCGGAGAACGAAGTGTTTGTTCACTAATCTCAATTGTATCGACCTTATTACGCCATGTTAGATTTACCGCCTTTTTGACGGTGGTAACACTAATCGGTTGGTATGATTGATTCAATACAAGCACTTTTTTGTTTGCTCTCATAAAACTCTCCGAGTAAAATATAGGACTTTACGATAAATATAGAGTGGGGAGAATACCGTCAGCATCCTCCCCACCATTACCAAGAGCTATCGTTCGTGTAACTATTACATAGTGACGACGATACTTCCCTTCTGAACATCAGCTGACATATTCTTCCGCTTCGACTTCACACCGAGTTCACGGACAGCCGTCTTTGCAACACGGATGCGACCATCGAGTTCCACCGAATAACGAGCGGAGTCAACAGACTTCGCAGTCTTTGCGGCAGACTGAATACGGAACGAATTTTGTCCTTCAGCAACAACAGCAATCTTTTGACCAGGACGGAATCCTGCACCACGAGAAGCTTCACGAGAAAGACGAATACGACCAGCAGCATCAACAGTAATCATAAAAACACCTACAAAAAGTAAAAAATAAAAATGGGGTTATAGAAAATCGGATTGTCCGATTAGTTTAGTTTATTTGTCCAAACGATGTAGACCACGTAATAGATAAGAGTAGATAGGATGTACGAAGCAATAGAAGCTACGTGTGTCCATCCAAAGTTAGAGACCATCGTAACCCAAACCGCAGTTTGCATAGCGGTTGCGATAATCAAAAATAGTTGGCGGACAAAAGAATCTTTATCACGCATCATGTTCATCAACATAGTCTTGTTCCAAAAGTTGTTTTACCTTACGATACGATACCGACTTCACTTTCTTAATATCGGCATTGTTGTCCTCAATCCACTTGTCAATAGGGTCGATGTAATCTTCGTCGAACATATCCAAGTAATCCATTGTTTTTCCTTTTGTGTTTTGAAGTAATACTAACTTACGAAATTATTTTGACAATTCCAAGCACTTTTTTTAGAAAGTTCGGATAGTTTCAAGACGGGTGGTATACTTTGCCTGCTCTCCAAGAGTTTCATTCACAATATCGTGAATGGCTTGAACAGACTTTGTATCACGTCCACCAATGTGCCAGTTGGTAACATCGCCGATAGGTTGACGTTCCTTCCAATCGTAGATTGTAAATACTGTACCATCTGATGTCTTACCTTCCCATTCCGCACGAGTCTTGTAGCCATCACCACCAATCGGTTCACCGAACACCTCACAAAGTGTATCGTAGGAACAAGTAATAAATCCCTGAAGAGAAGTTCCGTTTACGTCTACGTTCTTTGATGTGAATGTTGTCTTCGTCATTATGTTAGTCCTCAATTTTTGTTTGTTTGAATTTACGGCAAGCGATTTTCGCCACCTTCTTTTTCTTATCGTCTACCACCTTCGTCTTATACCGACCGTCATAGACACCAGCGTCTACTTGTGCCTGACGTTTTCGGGATTCGGTAGTCCCTGCATCTGTCATGAGTTTTTCTCCTTGATTTCTCTGATGTGTCTACATTCTTTGTTTCTATGATAAGTATTGGCAGGACAAGAACATCCCCAATACCCATTGTTGAAACGAACCGTGTAGAATGAACCCTTCTTTGAAGATTCAACTTGCCAAGACTTATCTCCAATTGATTCATTGAGAGGTTGTGAATTTGGTGTCCACTTTTCCCATCGAGCAACTGCATCTTCCAATGTGAAGTCTTCGTCAACTTGAAACCAACCTGAACCTGAATAGACTGCGAATCTTGTTCCGTCTGAACAATTGATTACCGTTGGTGGGTAAAGTGAAACGATTTTTTCGGGAAGTTCATTCATCGAACGTAACTTTCAATAATACTTTGTGGGACTGAAATTGTGAGTGCAGTACCAATCCACTTGTTGATGTGACGTGATGTTGTTTGTGAAAACTTTTGTTCTGTCCGTAGATACTCACCACGTTGATGGTCATAGACCGCGACGGGTGTTTCATACGAGAACAAAATATCGTAACCGCTCTTATTGAGGACGGTCATGTTTGAACCAATTTGCTTTAGACGAATCATTTAGGCAACCTTCGTAAATGTTACAGGAAAATCGTTTTGAATACCGTTTTTGTGATTGTTCACGAGTGACTCGATTGTTGCTGAATTTTCATTCCAACAAACAAGACCATTTGCACAAATTTCAAATTCATCCGTATTACGGATTCGTTCGTTGTGAATTGACATTACGAAACCCTCATTGTGTAATGTTTGACGAAACTTCTTTGCCGAAGACAAAGCACGGCCGATTGTTTTGTAAGACTTGACACACCAATTTTCTGTTCCGAACCACGGACGGACTCGGAAACGATTATCGTTACACAACATCTCATGTGTTGACGGAATGATAACGTAATTCATGTGAAACCCACTTTGTCTGTGATTGAACTTGATATACAAAACTACGGCTATTTGAGGACAAATCCAAGCAAAAAATGAGGGTGTGGATAACTTTTTAAGTCCTTATATATCAAGGACTTACGAAGGGTGGGAGATTCCGTCTCCGTAAGTCCTTGAAAATAAAGGGGTTAGTAAGTCATTGCGGTGTAAGGGGTTACACGGACTTAATCCATTTACGGGAATCAATCGTAGAACTACAATAATCTTTACTGAATATTCTCATAGATTCCACCCATGTTTCTGTTTTTGGGACACAAATGTCAAATGAATTAGTCCTAATCAAATCATCAATAATTGACTTTTTTTGTGACTTGGTGTACTTGTGATTTTCTTTTACGGAACGAACGAAATTAGTTAAATCATTATTACTATCTAAATAATTCTTCGATACATTTGGTCTCACAAAACGACCAGCTGTTTGTAAAAAACTTGTTGTTATGTATGAGCCCTCTAAATCTTTTCGGTCTATAAAACGGAAAGAAAAGTATGAAGATAAATTTTGAACGTTCATACCACACTTCCCTTTTTCAACAACAATCAAAAAACGAGCAGGATGTTTTGGGTCCCGCAGATATTTGAGGGCGGTTTGGTCATTCAATGTTTCTTTATTCCCGTTAATATCTGTTACAAACTTTCTCTTATCGGTAAGCACCACTATTAGTTTTTCGTTTTGACTCTTATCAAAAGGTCCAGATATGTCTAAGTGATTCTTCAGGTATTCTAATGTATTATCAACATCCCATTCGTTTGGTTCTCTACAAACATGAATCATCATAACCGGCTTGTTGTCTGATTCTTTTTTGAGAAAATCGTCAATTGTTTTTTGAAATGCAAATTCTTCTTTACCTCTTTCGTAATGTTCAAGAAGATTTAACCAAGCAGTTCTTGAAACAAGAAGTTTCTTATCTGCCATTTCGTTAATAATCTCAAACTTCATACCAGGAGCGGGGACAATACTACCGAGCATTTCTGAATTTGGTGTTGCAGTCATTCCAAAGACATATGGTGTTACTTTGGCCAACTTGCTCAATTGTTTGAATAAAATTGCCTCATATGTAGGAGTTGAACTACCAACTACTGTTCTATAATTAGGGTGACACGATACCAACCAAGTATGGGCTTCATCAAGACAAAATCCAATTTTATTTTTTCCCAAATTATCAATGGCCCATTCTTGGAACGACCTACCCTTATTACCAGTCCAATTTTGGTTAGTGGTAATAAAGATAATAGGATGATTAGTATTTTCTAAAAAGTATTGGGCTTTATCAAAATCATCTCGAACAACTAATGGTCGTACATCATATCCCAAAGATGCAATTTCAAATTCATCATCTTGACGAATTTCATTCATTGGTACAGAGTAAACCATTAGACGAATACCCTTTGACAATAAGGCAGGAATCCAATCGTGAATACAAGTATGGGTCTTACCTTGTCCAGTAACACCTCGAAATATGTGCATGGTATTCCGTTTATTTGAAAACTCTTTTTGAGTTATTAGTTTCATAAACGGATTTACTAAATAATCAATTCTTGGATCCAAAGAATTGGTGGTTGATGACTTTGCCATTTCAATCCTCAAAACGTAAATGTTAAATTTCAATATTCAATATTACGAAAAAATTTCGTAATTTCCAAATCTTTTTTTGCGGAGGGTACTGGAATCGAACCAGTTCGAGCTTGTACTCGGCTTCGGTTTAGCAAACCGACCCCTTACCGGTCGGGCAACCCTCCAATGTGTTATCGTTCTTCTGTTTAGTTTATCAATCGTTTAGTAATTCTTTTTGAAGTTTCTTCACTCGTCCTGAAATAGCTTCGTCATCTCTTGATGTACCCAATCTCTCTCGTTCCAGTCGGTCAAGTCGGTAAATCAACTTATCGAGACGGGAATCAATTTTTGAATTCATATCTCGGAATTCACGCCAAACCGTTTCGTTCTCCATCGTTGCAATCGTCTTGTTTTCGTCAATCGTTCTGTATGAATTTTCAAAATTCAAATTGAAAGAACTATTGATTTCTTGTATTTCTTTGTTCATTTTGTACACCCTGAATAAATTGTAAACGGTAACCGCAAGCATCCCCACGACCACCACAAACGAAATACCCAGACTGAATGATGTTATATCCATAATAGTCTCCTTGTTTCAAAGAACGATAACACGTAAGCACACCCGATTGGATTTGAACCAATGGCCCACAGATTAGAAGTCTGTTGCTCTATCCAACTGAGCTACGGGTGCGTTTTATTTTATTTGTACGCCAACAGGGAATCGAACCCTGGTCTGACCTGTATAAGAAGCCGGTTTTCACCATTAAACTATTGGCGCGTACATTTATTCCACAGTACCACCGAGGGGACTTGAACCCCTACACCCTTGCGGATAACAGATTTTAAGTCTGTTGCGTCTGCCTATTTCGCCACGGTGGCATTAGTGATTTCGGTGGGGCTCGAACCCACGACCCACAGATTAAAAGTCTGTTGCTCTACCAACTGAGCTACGAAATCATCTTATACTATCAAAGATACGAAATTATTTTGACATTTCCAAATGATTTTTCAACCATTGTTTGAATTTTTCAAATTCGGTTTTTACGAAAGTCCTATTATGACGGCCCATGTCTTTTATGACATACGGTGTCCAACCAATTTTAGTCATGGCTTTCATTTTCAATCTATCTCTATTTTGAACCTGAGACACACTGTGCCTTTCTGTTATCTTCTCATAATGCCATTTTCCGTTCCACAAAACGGCAACCTTTTCATCCATTAGGATAACATCGGCATCCCATCCATCAAAAATGGATTCATTGTGTTTTACATTACTGAACTCTGAAATACACAATTCAAAAAACATGATTTCATTCTTACTTCTTCTTTTTTGGGAAAGAGATTCAAGTGTCTTCATCATTCTCAACCGAGACCGTTCTTTTCTTGAATCGAGTGACATATTGAATTTTGAAGCACAACTACGTGAACAAAATCGTTGTGTTCGTTTCTTTGTAAAGAAATCTACTTGACATCCTTCACACTTTATTACGAGACCTTCAAATCTACCAACTTTATCATAATAAGATTTTACAGAATTTGATATTTTATCTTTTACAGATTCGTTTCTTATACGAGAATGTGCGCATTTTGAAGAACAATAAAATTTACGTTCTTTCTTATTTTTATGTACATTTCTTGTTTCAGTATTACCACAAGTTGAACAGGTATAAATCTTTTCGTAGTAATCATTTTGTATCGACTTTTTCACCGATTCCGATAATCTTTGTCTACTTTCATCATTCCAAACTCTTGATTTATTACGGCAAGAATAGGAACAGAATTTATTAGATTCCTTCTTCGGGGAAGAACATATGGGACATACACTTTGATTCATACCTATAAATAGATAGATTCTCTACAAAAAATTTGTGGGGCCTCCCGGATTTGAACCGAGAACCTGCCGATTCAGATTTGTGTATCTTTCGATACTCTCCGGACTATTTCATCACCATATCAATTTGATTTAGGTGGGGGACGCTTATTCTGGTCATTAAGAGGACTTTACCTCTCCAGTAGTCTCTGCACCTTCTCCCGATGTATCGGGAGCTTGGCTCAAGATTGCCATAGGTTTCCCCGTAGGTTTTCTTGAATTCATCCCCTGCTCACCAAAAAGTTTCCTAGTTGGGGCACGTTTATTAACATGAGTCGGATGCTCTAACCGTTGAGCTAAGACCCCAAATTCATCTTACCAATCTTCTTGTCTCATCCAATCATCGTCAATTTCTTGAATACCGTGTGCAGATTCCCATCGTTCCCATTCATCGTAATCGACTTCTTCTTGGGCTTCTGTTTCTGCCTTTAGGACTTCTTCGGGGTCATCAAAGATAAACATCGTGTTCATAAATCCTTCGGCATCATCCGTCACCAAACTCGGTTCACCATTTGCATCTGCAATAGAACCCGTGAAGTCTGTGAGAACAGAATAAACCTTGTGGTCAAAGATAACAAGATTCTCTACACCACCGTTTGACTCTTGTTCACCCGTAAATGGATTGTGGTCAATCGGATAATGTTGAACCAACTTGCCCTGTTCAAAAACTTGTTTGTTTGTAATCATTCTCTCATTCCGTGATTGTGTTATACAATAATACGAAAAATTTCTGACAATTCCAAATGATTTTTTTAGATACCACGATTATTTACGTCTAATCGTTGAATGAGTTCTTCCCGACCAATTTCCTGTAAGAAAATCTTGTTTTGAATATGGGGTGGAATTACTTCCGAGAATTTCGCATACAGAGAATCATCTCCATCAGTAGGTTCAATTTCTTCGCCATGTTCTGGTGCGTTATACAACAACTTGTATAGAAGCTGAATCATGGTGAATTCGCCGTCTAAATAGTCAATGATCTCATCACCACCTACCAAATTACGGTATTCTTGGACAAGTTCTTCATCACGCATATTGGCGTAGTTCTGAATCAGTGTTTTCATTGTTGTTTCCTTTGGGTGTTGTTTTCTGTTATACAATGATACGGAATAGTTATGAGAATTCCAAGCGATTTTTTACTCACCGCCGTTTTCAAGGTACTTGTTCGAGATTACCTTGAACGTAACGATTTGATTCGTTGGGGGAAGTGGACGAACAGACTTGAACACAAGTCCTTCACGAATAGGATTGTTCAGAGAAGTACCGTTAGCAAACTCCAACAACTCATCCAAAGACATTTGAAACGGCTTCATGATCTGAAGTCTTGGAACGTGATTGATGACAGCAAACTCAGCAATTAGACTCTTTCTTGCACTTCGCTCATCTGGTGGAAGATACCGACCCTCATCAATGTTGTAGATGTCAAAGAGATAGAAGTCTTGACCACGGAGACCTTCACGATTTCCTTGAATACCCTCACCAATCAATTCACCTTGAAGAGCGAGATTCATTCCTGTTTCTCCGTGTAGGTATCGAAGGATTCTTTCAATCTCATACTTACGGGCGACCTTCCAAAACGAATTACCTTCTGTTTCTTTCAGTTCAAGATTCCGAGAACAAACTCCAAACTCACCATCCTTGAAGTAGTATGTTGCCGAAGAACCGTCGAGTTTTACTGTTACCTCGAACTCTTCATCCGCATACATAGACTTGTAGTCGTCATAGAGATTTTGGATTCTCTCTTGGTCTGTCTTTTGAATGAACGAAGGAAACAACCCCTTTGCATCACCAGCCAACACCGCAGGCATCGGTGGTTCATACTTTGTTACACCGAGTAGTTCTGTTACTTCATCGCCGATTGACATTCCCGAAAAATCAATATCGGGGAAGTTTTGGAGTGGAAGAAGTAAACCCTGTGAAAGTTGGCCACGAAGTCTTACAGTACGAAGACGGAATCCTTCACTTCCATCAGGAAGTTGTTTGTAACAACCCTTACGGAGAAACTCGAAGTGTGGCTCACATGGTAGGAAAGAATCAATCTCAAAATAGATTGCCGTGTCTCCAATGGAGAACTCACCCTTCTTTACCACGACGTTCCAACCGAGGACGGTAGCGACTTCGATTGCGTCTGCATTTTGAATAGGGCGAATGTCCTTGATTGTTTGAAGTGTTACTAACTTACGCATTGTTTAGGTCTCCGATATATGTTGTTTTTGCACTGTTAATCTCCTCCAAAATTTGATCTCGTCCCCATATATGGGTACTATGTACGAGACATTCTGGTAGTTCGAGTGAGTTTTCCTTACACCACTCTTTCAAAAATATCACAGAATCCAATCCAGTCCCAAGACGAACTGGAAACGGTTCGTTGGTATCAGCCAATACCACTTGAAGTAAACCATCAGAATTTTTTACAAGCTTGGTTGGAAGCCAACTAAGTTCGTAACCAAATGATACCAATGAAGGAAACTGACCCTGATTGAACCGGTCGATGATAGTCTGCATAAAGTCTTTGTGGCTTCTCACAACAACCCATTTGAGTTCATGGTATCTATTGTCTCCTTCGAATATTGAGCAATATTGTGGTTCTATTACATCGTCCAAGAAGAGGTTGTATGTAATGAATTGTGAGTTCATTGTTGTGTCCTTGTGTGTTGTTTTCTGATATACAAAGATACGGAATATTTAGAACATTCCAAACAAAAAAGTGAGATGTGGATAACTTTTTAAGTCTTTGATTCCAAAGGACTTACGAAGACGGTAGTTTTTGGTCTCCGTAAGTCCTTCATTTATAAGGGGTTAGTAAGTCCTTGAATTATAAGGACTTAGAAATTACTCGTATGATTCACGGTC